TAAACAAGGTTTAGTAATACCATATTGATTCCAAAAAGCATAATCTCTTATATGCCATGGTCTACTTGTTTTACCGATGTAACTAGAATTAACAGTTTTAATAAACTCTTCTCTCGTGGCACCTGGATTTGGATTAGCTAAGTAATTTGTAGTAAATGTATTCTTAACGATAAATTCATCACTAAAACCTGCATCTAAAGCAATTTTACTTAAAGCTTCAAAAAAAGACAAACCAAATTTCAACATAACGAATTTAATACAATCACCTGAGCCAAGTACAAAATCATTAAAACATAATTCATCACTTGTTCCTATAAAGAACCCAAAAGATGGATTCTCGTCTATTCTAAGTGGTGAATTCATTTTGCCTCTTATAGAAAGCTTAGACATATCCATATACATTGCGTATACTTCATAATCTTGAATACGCTCTAATAGAGCTGCTTTAGTTATAAAAGTCTTGTTTAAATTTATCACTGTCATGTTTAATTAATTAAAGGGCTCCTTTCGAAGCCCTATTAATATTATATCCAAGGATTTACACTAGCAGTAGCTGGTGTACCTTCTTGAACTGCTGGAGCATCTTCCACGATTCTATCAAACAAATCATCATACTCTGGTTTAGCTGGATTTCTAGAAACTTTCAATCTAGTAGGAACAGAACCTGCTGCTTCTACAAAGTTAAAGTTTTTATAAATACCTAAGAATTTCTTAGGCTGTCCAACTGTACCATAAGTTGCTATTACGTTTACTAACTTACCATTAGCATTTTCAGACAAAACTTTCATACAACCATCTACTAATTCTTTATAAGAATTAAAAGCTGGAAATTTAAATTCTGGCGAAACTGCTTTAACTAAGTCTGCACACTTTGTGGCTAAGATTTTATTTTGAGAATCTGTCGATGTCTCATTTGGGTAATAAATCCCCATATTAATGCTACCAATATCGTCTGTAAAAATAACACGATAGTCAGGATTTTTATCCATCACATCAATCTTATTAATCTTTTCAACACTAACAGCAACGTTGTTAACTCTTCCCGCAACACCATTGTTAAAAATAGCAACTGGCGTGCTATTAAACTCACTTCCATTTAAATCAATCATCATCTCTCTCATTTAAGTTATAAAAATGGGTTTTTGATGCGTAGAACCCTAACTACGGGTTTATATTATATGAAAATCTGATCCCAATGGGATACAAATTCTCCTGCTTCATTTGATTCTAACAATACAATCTCTCTGTTTTTCAAATGCTCTGACCTTGCTCCCACAATCAACGACTCAGCTGACTGAAAGTTAGCTATGGTCTGATTGTCCTTACGGTACAAGTATGCTATTGCATCTGATTTTGAGCAAATTATACCTGGAGTTTTACCTGCTAGGTCTAAACCGCGTTGATTCATTTCTTTGCCGTTAAACTCTACTAGCTTATCTTTGGTATGCCCTGATATAATTAAAGTCTCACAGAGAGCTTCTAATTCTGCTATAATCATAAGAATTGCGTTTCTTAGGTACGCCCACCCAGCTCCTTGAGGTAGATCTAATATATTTGAACCTTGAAAATTACGACCAATAGCTGTACCTTTATATAAGGCAAGAGCTAAATCTGGTGCATAGAAATCTTCTAAAGCTGATATGGTATCTATCGTAATGTACTTATAAGCGAAGCCATTGGCTTTAGAGTTTGCTTCCTTGACGCTCTCTATAATAGATTTCAAAGCTCCAATTGGCTTAACATCATTCTTTCGAGCAACCTCTAATACGTTTATAACTAAACCCGATACATATCCTGCTCCATCTTCAAGATCTAAAATAAGATTATTCTCTAATCTGCTTAGAGCTTCAGTTTTGCCTGTCTTAGGCTGGCTAAATAAGATTAACTTTTTAGGGTTAACTTGTACTGGTGCCTGTTTTTTAAGCGGTAATTCTATCATCCATCATCATTCCGACCCATACCGACCACTCATTAAGTTAATAAATCAGACACTTTCATCGCCGGCATATTACTATTAAGATCTCTAAGATCATAAAGTTCAATGCTTGGTACGTATTTAGAATTAACCAACCCTTTAAAGTTGTACTTTCTAATATGCGGACAATACGATAATGCTTGTCTGAGATTTTCAGTATCAAGAGAATCTTGTTTCTCTTTTAAATACTTAAAAATATCTTTTAATGTTAGTTCTGGGAAATATTTCTTAGACAATTTAATAAAGTCGTCAATACTACGCATTCTATAAGCTTGACAATGTTCTGCCCCTCTCATAAAATATGTAGCTTCTTGATTTTCTCTATTATAAAGTTTTGTCATCCAAAGTCTACTATATATGTCATCTAGTGACTCTATAACAGATTCTTCTGCAAATCTTATTTTTCTTGTCTTAGTATAATACTCTTCTAATGATTGAATATCCTTCACATCTGCCTTCTTCATTTCCTTACCTTTAAAATTTATACTCTTGTAAAAAATCCATTAACAGTTTCAAAATTCTTATGATTTAAATAATCATTAGTTGTTTTAATAACTGTTCTATATGGAGGCCATGAATGTCCTTCTGAAAAATACTTTCCATCTGGGTCTATTGCTTTATAAAAATAGCAAAACCTTGCAAGTTTATCTTCATGAGGGCATTCATCATCTCTTAATTTTTTAAATAAAAGATTTGGTGTGTCATATTTACTGCTACCTCCTAAAGTTTCCCATAAGAGTCTAACTGTAGACATAACTAAAATATCTTTAACGCGATTTCCTTGAGTTTTAAGCTCAAAATATTCATCATTAAAAGATCCTTCAATTTGATACATATCAATAACATATTGTAAAAAGAAATTTTTATATTCCACAGTTGGTCTGCAGTCTATATCGTAAATTCTTACAGTGTCATATGCGCCACTAAATCTACTCCAAAAATCTGCATAACAAGCAGTTAACCTTTTACTTAAAACAACTTTGTCTTTATATATGATATCATAGGAAGTTCTTCCCCATTCTAACATTTCTTTCATTTTTTTACTGTTTTTAAGAAATCATACACCTTTTTTATTTGTTCTCTTTCGTCAGGTTTAGGTAACTCTTTAAAATAATTGGTCGCACCATCGAAATACAGGGGACATATTGTCCCAGCGCCGCCATCTCGACTACCCATGATTTCTAAAAAGCGAATATGATCTTTGAATTGGGTAATATCATATCCATAGTAATCAGGCATCTCATGTCTAAACGGACTAAATAATCCTAACATTACGTTTGCGTCTCTACCAGTTAATTTATTGTCACCAAGACCATCCATTGTTGGCTTTAGTTTGTTAGCCTTCTTATTCTCAATTCCTTCTTGAGCAGAACTTTGCTGTTGAATTACAACAGGTATATAATTAAATCTATTTCTTAATTTAATTAGATAATCTGAAGATAATAACGATATACTCTCATGTAAAGTAAGCTGTAAGCCATTTCTTTTTTCTGGCGATATAAGACTTATATGATCAATTAAGATCATTACATACTCATCTGGGTCATTAGGCTCATAATAGTCCTCCACTTCTGTAATTTTGCCGTCTATTTCTATCTTTCTTTTATGGACTTTACCGTTAGCAAGAGCATATTCTCTTACTAAATTATACATTCCAAACCCATGGCGTATATCATCTACGAATTCAACAATTTCTTCTATCTTTTTAAAATATGGACGATATTTCATAATAATATCCAAATTCTCTTGAGATAGAACTTTATCTGCTTTAGTGGACTTCAAATCAGTTGGATTGATTCTAATGCCTTCTTTGACATATAATATATTTGCAAAGCAAGATAACATTTTCTCTTCTTTAGACATCTCAAGGGTAAAGTAAAAGATTTTTAATCTAATATTTAAACCTTTATCGATTATCTGCTGAACAGTATTATATAGAAATAACCAATCAGTGATTTGGGTTTTACCAACTTTCTGATTAGCTGAAATAAGATAATATTTACCTTGTTCTATACCTGGAGACGATTCCTCAAATCGAGGTAATCCCCATGGTATACAATTCACCTTTCCATCTAATATACGCTGTCTACGCTTTTCAATTCTCTCATACGTCCTGTCAAATAAACTTGTCTTCTCCAATTAAATAATTTAAATTTAACTGTAGGTAGTATGTTTGACGATGTTTTTAACTGTTTATTAATAGGTATATACCTTACAGTTTGTTAATAATAGTTTCGTAGTCTAATAGAGACATACCGTCTACGCCCTTAGTTTTATAGTAATTACTTTTACTATATGTCGTAACATACGATTTAGGGGTATTTGGTTGGTACTTTAAGACTACTTTGTTAACTTGCGTACACCATATAAGAGCAACACATTTCTCTTCATCTATAACTTCCTTAATGATTTTCATTAAAGCATTCAATGAAGTATATTTGAAACGTGACTTTACAATCATATGTAAGTCGCTGACACTTCTAAAAGCATCCTTTTTAGCACATTGAACTTGGGTACATTCAACATCGCTATAAGTTATAACTCCCTTAGAAGTTAAGATCTTCTTAATGAGTCCCTTACGAGTCTTAGTCGTAGGTATATCAGTAAGTCTAACATAGATCAGATTCATGTTTTTAATTGTTTTTAACTTAAGTTTGTAGTCCAATCTGTTACAGTTCTATCGTCTATTTCTTCAATGAAAGCACTCAATTGAGAAGATTCCCCAAATTTATCTTTTTTAAAAATAAAATAATCAGCTCTTTGTAGATAAACGTTGTTATCTAAATTGTTTAAATATAACTTAGCTGCTTTTAATATATCATTTTTAGAAAAGGTCGGATTTTCTTTCATCCAACGAGACATCTTCTCTTTACATCCTAAATCAGAGCCCATACTTCCAGGCTTACGACCCTTCCATAATTGTCTATAATCGTCTATAAAGCCATCAAGTTCTTCATTTACAAGCCTAGACGACTTCTTAATAATTCTTTTACCATTAGAGCGTATGGCGTCTATCGAAATTAATTCAATAAACAATTTACCTTTTTCTCTTAGTATTATTTCTTTATCTTCTGTTATTTTGACAAACTGCTTGTCTTGAAGGGATATAAATTGTGTAGGATATATTTTACCTCTACTAATATATATCAATCCAAGAAATTCTTCAATAGATAATTTATGCTCTTTTAATAGATTAAAATCTAATATAAAAGCTCCTTCATCCATTAATCATCCTTTTCACAGCATTTGTGATAAATTACAGCGCCTACCATAGTTACAACAACTCCTACCGCTAATGCAATACCTTGTTGATTTTCTGTCAAATTATTCCACCATCCCATCTCGCACTACTTTAACTTCTTGGTTAAGCCAATCCCCAGTTTCAATGAAACCTCTTCCTTCAGTATCTCTGACATAAATATATACACCAGCTGTTCCAAATGGAGTTTCAATGTCTTGT